ACAAGCGAATCGAAATCGGTAGAATCGCCACGATCGCCGAGTTTGGTGAACACATGATACCCGACAAAGTTGGCACCTTCGTCTTCATAGGTAACAGTGATGGAAGCATCTTCATCAAGAGCAATCACCTGCTCTGCCATCCATGCTACAAACTTGTCAGGCCAGTCCCACGCAGAGACCAGTGTGAAGTTGTTATCGTAGATGTCATCGGAGTAGCACCACTTGCTGCCGAGGTTTTCAATCGACCATTGGTGGGTAACTTCTTCAGCAGTTACACCGAACAACTTCCAGACCATCTTGTAGTCATCGTTGTCCATGCCTTCGATTGCTTCGCGCCACTGTTCGACAACAACCTGTGCTGTCTCATTACAATCAATCGTGACTCGAGTAGTAACATGATTCGCCATAACAACTTCCTTTCAAACTATAATATCACTCTACCTGATTATTCTGGAAAAGTCAAGCCCCAATCTCCCATCCACGCTCTAAAAATTTATCTAGTCGATGGAGCGAAGGTTGCTCTTTGTGATTGGGATTCTGAATAATTTTCTTGTTCTTGATAGCATCATACTGCCGACGAGAGATGAACAACTGCTGCGTTGCCATGTCAAAGTATGGCATACAATGGATGAAATCGAATGTCTCGCGATGTGCCTTGCATGTGAGAGTGATAACCTGCAGTCCATTCTTAAACGTTACTGCATTGGTAGTGATCACCTTACCACGCACCTTTACTTCTGCCATGTATCCAGGAGTTAAATCTTTGACTTCATTGAGACTCGGAGTATCGCTCATGATAAATGATTCGAACTTATCAGCAGTGTCAACATCCTTGAGATACACGTCCCAGTCGTTTGGAGTTTCACTGTTGAACAAAGATGCAAAACATCCACCAGTAAGGATGGATTCCTTGAAATATACATACGTGTCAGTAGGCAGGTCAGACAAGAGTTCGCGTAACTTACTCTTTACCAAATCCTTTACCACAATAATGTGGGCACGTTCTGCATCATTAAAAACATCAGTATTCACAGTGAAACTCCAATTAGTTAAGCGAACCGACCGATTGCGTAGATCTCGGAACGGATTTCCTTGTAGTGACGATCAAGAATATCCTGAATCGCTGCCTTCTCATTCGGCGTAGCACCACGTGCGTCTAGATAGATGTTAGACTGCAGAGTCATCTCACCTGCCTCTTTCTCCATGTCAGATGTCATGTCACTGTGGTGGATATGTGTATTAATTTCCATTTTCAAGATCCTTTAATTTGTAATAGATTTCAACTGCCTCAAGAAATTTGAGCAATAGAGAAGAAATGAATCCGACGAACATCCAAGCGAAAAACAATGGTTCACCGATATGCACTCCATTAACAAAGAACATAGCAGCAGCAAAAGTCAACGCGAGCATGAATCCGCGAATTACGTTTTGTAGTAGAAAGTTAAGTATTAGCACGGAGTCTCTCGTCATATGATTGCGTATTTCCGCCCATCGTATTCACCTGTCAATTGTTTGTGAAACTTATGAACATGTTTGCACTTGCCATGGAATGAGAATCCAGGACAGTCGCATTTCCAACCACGGTCGGTCAGTTCACTGTGATAGTCCTTACCCTTACAGTTCGTGTAGGTCCAGACAAATCCAGTGTAAAAGGATTTCTTGTAGTTGTAACCAGGAATCTTGAGGACTTTGTCCCACTTAGATCGGCGGACTTTTGGATTTCTTCTATCGCTCATATTGTCATTCTACTCTAAGTTGAGTAAAATGTCAAGCCTTTTTCCAACAAGTCCAGACTGCTTCTTGAAATTCATCAGTCATGTATGGTTCGAGATTGTTTTGCGACACCGACAGCGCGATGTCTTTATATTGTATTTCACACCAGCGCCAGACATGGTTTTTGATGTATGCTTGGTAAAGAACATCATCATAGGAATAGTCATGCGCCATGATAATGTCACCAGACTTCAGAATACGAGAGAAAACCTCGAATTCCTTAATCTTATTACCACCGTCGCAAAGGACAAGAGTCTGCCCTTTTCGCGAGATATAATCTTCTACTGCGTCATAATCTTCAAATACGCTTTGAACGTTTACCGAAATATTATTCTCTTCGAGGGTCGCTTTATGCTTAGTTTCTATTACATCATACGTAATAATCTCTGCATTTGTTAAATCCCTCACTGCACGAATAAAACCACCAGTTGCGGTACCTATCTCTATCACGCGCACAATATTCTCTTCTGCAAAGAGTTTTTCGAAAGCAGGGTAAAAGTTCTTATTTTGCTGGGTAAAGATGCCTTTATATAGACCACCGCCCCACTGGTGATTCCAGTTGGGGAACTCATTTACGGGATCGAATGCTTCTCTTGGAATTTGAAATGCCATTATAAAAAATCTTTATATTGTTTCCTGATACTGCCGAAGTCTTTTTCTTTTTCGACATCGTCTATGAACGAACCAATAGCAGACTTCCAGTCTTTCTTGTCCATGACAGATGTCAGAATATCTTTGGAGAGGATTTGTAGGACAGAACCAAGTGCGATAATTTCTTCTTCATCATCGCAGTATAGGATGGTTTCTTTGATGTAGGAATCAACATCTTGCATGAGAGACATGCGCTTTTGCTGTCTCTCGGAGAATGTCAATCGACGTTGCGGATCATAAGATGGTTCAATCATATTCCTATTTATTGTAGTCAATGACATTCACCCAGTTGAGTTTCTGCTCTTCGTCCCATTCCTGCAGGTAATCATTGTCTTCATCAAACAACCGTAGATATTCAGCACGGTCGATCTCACGAGTGGATGTGATCATCTCATCAATGTGCAACTGAGAAAACTCATGGAGTTGTCCATCGTTGTTCATTGTGACCTCATCCTTGGCATCCGATGCATTGTTTGCTTCAACAACATAACGCATACGAAAGATGCTGACAGTTTCAACAAGATACTTAGGCATCGACTCGTCCCAATCGATGCATAAGATTAGAAATTACTGCCACATCAGGATGCGGATCTCGATCGCTGTATCCCTCTACTCGCATTAGATCGAGTAGATAGGAATGCAGTGCACGCTTGATCACAGGATAATCTGATGGTGCGAACACACCACCCTTTGCTTCTTTAACCATTAGTCCCATAGTCCTTGATAATATTTTCCGAATAACAATATGCCATTATCGATACGTTGCAGGTGTGCGCGATGTGCATCTCTGTCATACACAGAGTCTTTCATGAATCGATCATTAAAAACACCACCGCAGTTTTCATCAATGCTCTCTTCGAATGCCCAGATCATCTCATCCATGACCCAATCCCAACGCTTATGGTGGTTGTCATCAACATCCCATTCATTCTCCTTTGCTGGAGCAGAGGTGGAACGAAGTTCTTCAGGTACATCTTCATCAGCAACGCAAGGAGAACCATGCTTTGTCGCCTTGAGTTGCTTTAGCATAGGCACAATGATCAAACCAAGAGTGTGGTCCATGCTCCATGTATCATATGGGTCGATACGAATCTTGACCTTCCTCTTCTTATTGAAAAAATATGAGGATATTTCGGTAATTGGTGTATGCTTATCCAACCATTCCCCTAATGCAAAAACTGCATCATCGTCCTTGTCCTTCCAGAACAGAATCTTTTCTGCGATCTGGTATGGCCCGAACCAACGAGGATATGGACCTATATTGACTTTCACTACAGCGCTCCCCAATAAACTGGTGCCTTGGCAACCTTACGAGTCAGTTGCACCTGATCACCATCCTCGTTAACGAACACGAACGAACCTTCCTTGGCATTGACATGCTTCAGATCAGCAGGATTGAACCATGCATACTCATTCCCATCATCGCTACGACGAATACGAGGGGCATTACGAGCGAGCATCGCATCTTCCAGTTCATCGAGTTCATCCTCATCTTCAACACCATCACCATACGAAATGTAGAATCGATCGCGGGAAGTAAGAGGATTGAAGTCGATAATCTTAGTGTGAATCAGTTCGCTTGGAACAACCTGTCCATCAACAACCAGTTTGGCAACATCGTAGTCAGGTTCATTGTTATCATACTCAGGTTTCGCATTGAGCAGACGCATCGCTTCGACAGGAGTTTCGTTGTAACGATTCATGTCTTCAACCATCGCCTTGAGCATGTCAAAGTTAAACTCACCAAACAGTGTGGCGATCTTACATACATCATCGATGTGCGACTTATCATTCAGAGCATCTTCGCAGTATTCGATAATGAATTCCTGCGACAGACCCTTGAAGTCGATCGCATAGAAGATACGACCAGGACGGTTGCGCATATGCTGATCAACACGCCACTTGTCATTGCAAGTAAGGATGAACAGCGTCTTGCTGGGATATACACCATCCAGCAGAGTAAGCATCTTCTCCTGCTCGGTGCGATCATATACCTTTTCAAACTCGTCGAACATAACAATCAGAGGTTGCTCGATATCCTGGATCAACTTGTTGAACGAGTCGCCAGTCCACGCAGAGTTGATCACGATGGTCGGGATGCCCATATCATAACCCATAATGGACAGGTGCTTGGCAAGCAGAGTCTTGCCCGATCCCTTTTCACCAGTCAGCAGCACACCAGTGGAGTTGCTGCGATCCATGAAGGTGCGCATGATGCGATCTGCATTACGAGTAGTGTCGCCGTAATACTTCTTGACTGGTGCGAACTTGTCGATCATCTCCAGAAACAGATTACCAAACTGGTCTGCCTTGACCGTATAGTTTTCTGCTGGGAGTTTTTCAGAGATGTCTACCGACTTCTCATCAGTTACGCGATAGGTATTTCCATTACGAATATAATATGTCACTGTTACGCTTCCTTACTTGCCCAAAAATTCATTAAGACGTTCATCATTACCAAAGTCAAGAGGATAATCCATATCATTGACTGCTTGCACAATCTTTGTGATACCATATACTGCCAGTGCTGCTACTCCGAACACTGCGACGTATGGAATCGCTTCAATTGCCTTATCCTTTAGATCTTCCCTATTCATCTTTCAGTCCCATATCTGCCAGTTGCGCAGGAGTGGAATACCACTTGAGAATCAGTTCGAGGGCATCGATGTGCTTCTGAATCTCTGCGTCGTCTGCCTCAGAATCACCCCAAACAAAGATATGGTTGTCTGCGCCGAGATCTGTCTTCAGCCGTTCCCACGTGTCACGTAGTTGTCCAACAACAACATTATCAACGGTTTCCCAATCCAGTTCTACTGTAATCTTACTCATCATTAATCACCTTCTTATAACGGTTCACTGTTCCATCTGCTTCTTCAACCATAATCTCATGAAGATCTTTGTTCTCAGCAAAGATACGAGGTTCATGGTCGGCAACAATACGATCTGCTTCGCGCAGAGTGCGCATCACGGCATTAGCAACGCCAATGTGATTGCGACCAGATGCCTCGGCATCGAGCACTGCTTGCGCGCATGCCTTATAGAGTTCTTCGGGTAGTTCCCATGAATGATCAACATATGATCCTTTCTCTAAAGAACCAATGCGACGAAGGTAGGACTGTCCGCCATCTACTGAGATGGCGCCACAAGAGCATGTCACAAAATCGTGGCGATGCTTAGAGACAATAAAGTCCCCACAACCATTACACGTTACTGCATTCTGAATAATCAATTCAACTTCCCATCATAAGTTCGCAACCATGGTTGCCCTGAAATAGTTTGCTCAAGTTCATCAGCAACCTTGTGCCAATATTCCTTCGCCCACTCACTCTTTGCATTGTACGCTGTTTCGCGACATTTGTCAATAGAATTTAAACGCCATGCCCAATTTTTTTCCATTAAAATTCTCCATAAGACCAAGATACAAGGCTGTATCGAACACCAGATTCCACAGGATCGACCTTGTGTTGCACATAAGAGGGAAACATTATAACATCTCCCTTGTTGAAGGGGAAACTGTACCGTTGACCCATATACCACAGCGCCAATTTACCACCAGTAAACTCATCATTCAACAATGTGATACATGTAATTTTACGAACTGGATTTTTGTCCAGATCGTTGACATCTGCTCTCCAGATAATGTCAGTATGCGCATCAAACTTACCATCTACATCATACTGCACAAAATGATTCTCGTGCGAATATTTCGAGATGTTTATCTTAAAGTAATCTTCATTTGCATATCTGATCAACTCGCGAATCTTCTCTACTACGGGATTAGTAGGACTAACGGTTGTTTGCGAGGAATATCGAAAGTCTTTATTATAACCTCGTATATTTGATCGGACAATTCCACTATCAACAAGCGATTTTTCTTTTTGATTGTCCACAAACCATGTCAGATCGTCAAAAACGTTTCTGAAAACAATGGCATTTTGTAGAACCACATACTTCATTTTTTATGCACCAAATGCAACACCACACCTGCTTCGTGGAACATCTGCTTGGTAATATCCCAGTTGAATGTATCCTCACGATCGGGATGGTAACTCACGACCTTAGTAATGCCACGCTGGATAATGCTCTTAGCGCATTCGTTGCACGGGAGCAGCGGGACATACAGCGTGCATCCCTCAACGCTCATGGGTGAATTGTCCAGCGCATTACGTTCAGCGTGTGCTACAAACAGATGCTTGGTAGGACGGTCTTCATATCGTTCTACCTTGTCAGCAACACCACGAGGGAAACCGTTGTAACCAATGGAGATGATGCGATTACGGTCATCTGCAATGACTGCGCCCAACTTGGTGCGAGGGTCATATGACCACGTGCCGATGTGTTCAGCAAGATCTAGGAATCGCTCAGTCCATTTAGTCATAGTCTACGCCTTCGTCCTGTTTGCGACCCATGTAGTGGTCGTCGCTTACGCAATGAAACTGTGCCTGTACCTTGGTGTTGATGATGCTCTTGGCATAGGTGCCAGCGAAACTCTCGCACTGCTCCTTGTTGGCAGTTTCGTAGACGTCCTTGGCAACGAACTCGCCTTCCTGTGTGAACAGAAATACAATCAACCAGAAACTCATTTCACAACTCCGTAAACAAGGATAGCGGTAATGAAACCATTGACAACCATTAGAGGTTTATCTTGCATCTTGTAGGCAGCATAACCCCAGAGAGCAGCACCGATGATGGAAAGGATTAGGTCTGCTGTGTGGAACTCAAACGCACGACACGTAGCAGCTACGATGACACAGGCAGTGCCGATCCACTTCAAAATCTCAAGCATGCTTTTCCTCCAGCGAAAGAGCAATACCAAGACCGAAGATGATCAGACCAGCAATACCCTGAACGGCAAAGCGCAAGAAACTTGCATCCTCAGGAACACACATCGTCAAAATTCCAACAATCATCAAACCGTAATTCATAACAAATCCTTTTCAAACTATAACTCATTCTACCCTAAAACGGAGATAAAGTCAAGCCCTTAAATTTCGTCAAAACCAAACGAAGCGCAACGGAACTTAGTGCCATCTTCCATTTCGAGGATGTCACCGACTGACATCGAAGAGCAACGGTCATAGCACGACACAGGAATATCCGACATGATATTCATAGCTTTGAAAGCCTCTTCCATATCGTTGGTATCAACCGTAGCAACGTGAGTATAATATTGGAAGTTTTCTGCCTTAAAGGTGCGATCAAACGAACGATCAAAGTATGCCTTAATGCGGTCAGAAGTTTCGCCGTTGTTTACGGCAGCGATTTCAGCGTCGGTCAGTTGGATTTGGTAAACCTTGATCATTTTCATTTCCTCTTTTCTCATCTTATATTTCATTCTACCATATTTTTGAGAAAATGTCAAGCCCCTAAATCATCTAATTCGCATTTTTTGAATTAATTTTTTCATCGTCTCATGCTCTGCCTTGACATTCAGCACTAGCATGGTGCATCCATCGACATAAGAAAATAAGGAATGTGCCTTGGTGGTGTTCATAAAATATGTCACGCCCTCTCGCAGTTCTATGACCTTGCCATCTAAAATCCAAGACATATGCATCGGATGGAAATTATTGAATGGTAAGATTATGCGGAAAACATCATTAGGTAAGTCCCAGTCGTGGTCTCGATGCGGCGGAAAGAACCCACCCTTGTCAAGTCTGAGGAAATGCGAGCGGCATAGAGAATCACCGAAGAAGTCGCACAACTCAGAAACTTCTGGTATCTCATATGACAGTGGTGTTCTGACAGTGAAATCTTTGTCATAATAGATTTGCCCAGTTTCACGGTAATACTCAGACAAACTTTCTAGATCGGGTACGCCAGAATATCCGCCATCAAGACTTGTGATGGACAAACCATAACGATTGTATCCATTCTTGTATGTGTTATACTGCCGCCAACCATGGTGACCTGACAGTAGTTCTGTATACTTGTTTGTATCTATGTGTGGGAATCCTAGTTCTACCAAGTCACCATAGGAAACAACAAATTCAGTTAATGGATTCATATACTCTAAACTTTATATCTAGTGGGGTGTCCCTTTGTGGTGCATCCTCGAAGATTTGCTGGTGTGTTTCTATTATATTCTGCAATCTTTCCTCTGTGGTTGCGCCGAATGTGATTACCATTTTTCCTGGAAATTCCTCGACCTGATAATATGTATCATGCCCATACAGGATCTCATTTATGAAATTATGATACTTTTCCTGTGTCTTTATGTCAGAAACCTCGGTATATCCACCTTGAATTGCGATTGTTATTTCCCATGCGTGCATCGTAGATACTCCCGCAATTGATCCATGTTGATTTTCGTGTCAACTGTGAATGTTTCCTTGTCAAGATAATGTATGTCTGCGATTGCAAGATTTGCAAATTTGCTTGAGTCAACATCTTCCCATAAAACAAGGTGGCGGGTATCATCAAAGATTACAAACGAATACTCGGATGTGATAGATGCGACAAAATTCTCTATAGGATCGCGTTCGAGGCGACCACCATAATACCAAACTCCACCTCGTTGTTCTAGATTGTCCTGTATAATACGTGGAGAACTCCACATCGAGCAGGAGATCTCGGTGAATCCATCGCGTGTTTCCATGCCATAAAAAGCATCTGGTTGAATGCCAAGTCTGGATGGTTCAAACTCATAGTCGGCAGTAATGTGGTTGAGTAACAGAGGAATACCCGTATCAATTGATCCGTAGTGTGACATAAACTCGATGTTATATTTCTTCACATAGTCAACAAGAACCTTTGTGACAGTGAATCCAGATATGTTTATCAGAATTTTATTTGGTATTGATCCTCCAACATTATTCAGACTCTCTATCAATTTTGCAACATCAAACATGTTACCGCAAAGTAGACGGTCGATCTTGTGCGGAATAATTTCCTCTTCGCATATACTCAGAAAAGAAGTCGGATTGGCAAACATATATGCGAAATGATGATTCTTCGATCCCATCAAAGCAGGTAACAAGAACGTCAGCAGACTGCTAGCATGGTGCATGTTTCTAGTATGTAAGACACAAGACTCAGGTTCAAACTTGAAGACTTCTATGTTTCTTTTACTGATTTTATAGAGTTCCTCGTGAGTGAACCAGATTGGTTTTGATCTGTTGGTAGTTCCACTGGTCGATGCTAACAGGAAATGATCAGTTGTTTCACATTCGATATCTGACTCGCTATCATCAGAGAAACTTTCATACTCGCTTTCATGTATGACTTGCTTGCTGTATGCCACAACCATCTCGTGATGTAGAGGACTATTCCTGGCAACATCACATTCCAACGCAAAATCTACAGGACCAAAGATCGCCATCTTAGTCATATGTAGAGTCTGTTCGGTAACAGGTTTGTCAATCACCAGCAGTTTCATCCCCATCTCCGCAATGGCAAAGATGGCAGAGACGTGATTGACGTTCATTTCTAAGATAGCGAGGGCAACTAGATCGCCTTTCTTTGCTCCTCTAGATCTGAACAGATTCTTCCATCTGTTGACTTGTGCGCAAATGTCAGAGTAACTGCTGCCTTCGTACGTAATATCTTTACGAATTATATCTCGTGTGATGTGCATAATTCTTCAACCATTTTCTTCAGGTAACTGTTGTTATCGAGCAGTGGTGTTACGCATGGTTTGTCATTAAAATAGTGCTCATACCAAGTCACGTCACAATCGTTCCTTCTTATGTATTCGTAAACCAACTTACCATGCAGAATTGTTGGTATTATTACCGTCTGTAGTAACACACCTGCTTCGATCGATGGCGATAATTTCAACCAATAGTTTGCCAGACTGCGGATACTGTTACCGAAGTTGATACGTAGAAAGAACTTATCTGCTTTCGGTAACATCAGGTGGTTGGAATTGTTACACAGCACAACACAATTATCCATATTCTGGATTGCGAGCATATAATTCTTCATGGAGATGCTCTGGTCGTGATCAACCTCATGGTGCGCTTGCTTTAATTTTGCCCATGATGATCCGAATTCCTTGATATTCATAGGATTCATGTCACCGACATAAGGCAACCCCATCTTCTCGGATAAATCTAAACAATATTTTGTGCCACCAGATCGTGGCATGGAGATAACTAACATAGTATTGCCATTGAAGATTTTGTAGGAACAATTATTTTCTTGTTGTGCGTTGCAGCAAATTCATCAACTGCTTTCATACAATCTGAATGTATGGGTTCATAATCGTGAACAACAAGGATACCATCTGGAAGCAAATACTCGTTCCAGAAACACAATGCTGCCAGCGTATCTACATAATTGTGGTCACCATCATAAAACACCATATTGACCTTGCGATCCCAGTGAGTAAAATATGGACTGAAGAATTCTTTGCGCACGTTTATGTTATCATAACCTTCAGTATTTTCACAGAACTTTTGCCACTGCTCTTCTGCAGTTAAAGTGAAGTTATTGACCACATACTTCAGCAATTTAGGTTTGCACATATAATGTAAGACTTGATCAATGGTATATCCCAGTTCCTTCAGAGTCTGCTCTCGGTACTTATCGTTGACCAGCAGTTGCATCCTACCGAGCATTATGTTTAGACCCTCAAACTTATCAAAGGTCGTAATGTTCAAATTTTTGTTTTGGTGATGACACGCTTCAGCGATTGCCACAGTGCTTTTTCCAGTGAATGCGCCGATCTCAACGATTTCGCCAGTTTCTGGTAACATTGATACTGCTTCGCGTAGTGCTTCCACGTCTCTGCGTGTTATCAATCCAATTATGTGTTTAGCAGGTTTCATTAACAAGAAATCCTGTTTAGATTCATCAATAATTTATTTTCTTCTTCTGCATCAAACAAATGATAGATGATCCATTGCTTTGTTCCTTTGAGGTATATTGGACCATATGATTTAAATGGGTATATTTTTCTTCCTGGTTTTGACCACCACTGCCCCATGTCATCTCTATACGAACTTGGGAAATTTTTCGGGTCATTAATTTTAATATACCCATCAACAAATCTCAAGTTGTATTCATTCAACGAATAAAAACACCCATCAACTCTGACTGATCGGGCAATATCAAACACCACATCATTCATGTCCCCCTGAATGTGTGCGCAATGAGCACCAGGAATTGTATAACTGCGAACACCACAACACATCATATTTTCTATCTCAGACAGATAGAACCCTTGCCCGCAAATAACATTGCCATCTTCTTTGCATATTACATATCCGTTTTCGGGTCCATCGAATCGTTTTTCATTATATAACAAATAAAGAAATGTGTGTGGTTTATTTTCCCAATCATCATAAACCATATTTTCCGCAGCAGGTCTGTTATCCTGCTCAGATTTCTTACAAAAATCTATAAGATCTTCTATTGGATAACTGCTGTCAATTCTGTGTATTGTGCGCATTGATATTAAGTCTCACTCTTGCATCTGTCAAATTTTCACTCAATAATAAATTGTAATCTTCGGCGAGCAAATATTTTGCGCGTTTGCCAGCAACATATGATTTTAACATTAATTGGATATTATGAATATTTATACCATTTAGTTTCAAAAATCCAACTGCAATTAGTAACCATCCAATAAATTTAGTTTGTGCAAAGGAAAATGCTGAAAGGCACATCTCGCCAACATCATCAGGAGGATAACCTGTTAGGGTGTGCCAAATATCATGGGTTTCTATATTTCTTCTTGCCATCCAACTATATGGATGCCTTGCCTCCATCCATTGTCTATTTTCTTGTTTTCGTTTACTAATCTTAATTAGATTATCATTTTTCGGAAATAACTTGTAACATTCTCGCCCAACAGAACCTTCTGGTCTTTGTGATAGAGTGTCAGTGTAGTCAGATATTTCTTCTGAAATATAACAAGCCTCTCCTCCCAGATCGCTTTTCAATAATTTAGCATAATTATGCTTCAATGAAGGAGAAACTAAATGACGAGTAAATTGAAAAATTAAGAATGTGTTGGATGGATTTTTCCATAATCTCTTATACGAAGCATATGCTTGTTTATAATTAATTTTGTATTTCATTTGCATGGATTATATTCTCCAACTCTAAACAAACTCGCATAACTTCATTTGGATTTGATAAGAATGCATGAAGATTGCCCGTCTGTTCAAGTTCATAAATATATATGTTATCATCGACACGAAGATAACAAATTTTTGGATCATAATACAATTTATACGAAGCAACCAGATCCTCGGAACCCGATAAAGTCTCATCAAATTTGAAGTATTTTGCGCATTTACGGGAATAAAGAATCATACGATTACAATTCAATTTTTTACGCATGAAGACATTTATCTTAAAAAGATTTTTAGAATGGTCTTCATCCATTATATTTGCAAAAGAAGATGCAACTCTATTACTAAACAATGTTTTTTCGGTATATTTGTTTCCATTTAATAAAATGTTCATGTTGTTTAATCCAAGAACATCAATTTCCGGATTTGCTTCGATAATCGAATAGAGCGTATCTATTGCATCAAATTGTAAATAATCATCCGCATCAACTTGCGTTAGATAGTCATAGTTGGTAGTCAAAAAATAGTCCAAAACAGAATTCTTACCCCTCGCAGGAGTTCCATTGGATTCAGTAACAATGCATTGAATACCATACGATTCTGCTACCAGAGTTGCAATATTCTCATATGATGAGTCGAGAGTATTACATACCACAACCACATCTTTGGTTTGGGGCAGAACACTCTCGATACAACGTTTTAATTTTTCAGCATCCCTGGAAGTAAGAATTGCAACCAGAAGTCTCATCCTATTAGCGATCCTCCTGCTTTCTTTCTTGCCTTGTCGACAGCATCACGAACCTTAATTGCTTTGTGGTCCTTCTTACCATATTCTTGCGCAAGAGGACTGTTCGGATTCGCATCTGCGATTTTTGACATAACTTCCTTGAAGTGATCAGGAATCTTACCACCACCATCAGATCCAGGAGCATGCAAAAAGTTTACCTTTTTATACATAATCTGGATTTTACCATCGGCAGTGAGTTCCTTCATGTCTTCGTAAGACATTTTTTCTTCCCACTCTTCACCTGTCTCGGTGTTCATCAAATCATAAACTGGCATCAATCATCTTTCCGAATCTTATTATTGTATTCGATCGCAGCACGCAGGATCGTCATATCATACTTATAATCTTCTGCGGTCGACAAGAGAGCAGAGGTGTCCTTGGGAAAGCAATGCCCACCCCAACCACGCTCTGGTGTAATCTCAGTGTGGTTTCTGCCGATTTGCGGACGATAGGCAAGATTGCGACGGATCTTCTCGTAATCAGCACCAACCAGATTGGCGAGATCGTAGATATGATTGAAGAAACCAACCTTGACAGCAAGGAATGCGTTCGACGCATACTTTGTCAGAATTGCTTCCTCTGCTGAACAGGTCAAAACATTGCTGGTAACAGTTTCTTCAAAGAATCGTTTCCAATGAGAAATAGATCTACCAGAAAGAACAACGAAGTCCTGGTTCTTGTAATCTTCGATCGCATTTTTCGCAGTCAGGAACTCTGGTGAAAATGCAACCATGTGCTCTGGATAATGTTCTTTGATCTGATGCCATGCCTCTAGAGAGATCGTGCTCTTGATAAGAGTAGGCATAGTAGCAGGAACATGACTTAGAACCTCGAGAACATTACTGTAATCACATGATCCATCAGCACCTTCTGGAGTTGCCACGCAAATGATAACCCCATCTAGTTTATCAAAGTTGACTTCATCCCAAGTGTTCATACCAATACGTGCAGGGTCTATCACTAGAGGAGTCGCCATTCCAGCAGTCAGAATAGAATTCTGCACTGCTTTCCCAACATAACCCATTCCTGCAATCAGAAACATTTTAGAGACCTACTGCATTCTTGTATGTATCGAGAAGTGCTTCTTCTTCCATGCGAACGTGGTCTTCCAACTTACGCAAACGAATAATCTGGCGAACAGTCTTAGGAACATAACCGACTGACTTCAGTTCGGAATATACTTCCCTGCGGTCAATCTTTTTCTCATCAATTTCTGCATCGATTGTTTCGATACGTGTAATATACTGCATCAACTCATCACTGATAATAACGTCACTCATAACATAATCCTCTATTATTTGGTGACCCCTACGGGATTCGAACCCGTGATCTTCGCCGTGAAAGGGCGATGTCCTGGACCGCTAGACGAAGGGGCCGTAAATGGAGGGACGAGTGGGATTCGAACCCACGGCTTTCAGGTTTTGCAGACCTGTGCGATGGACCACTCCGCCATCGTCCCGAAACTGGTACCAGCAGTAGGTAACGCTCCTACGAAACCAACCTTATGAGAGTCGGTTGTGCACTTGCACTGCTGGCATTGGTGCGGATAACAGGGATCGAACCTGTGACCTAACGATTATCGGTCGTTTGCTCTACCAGCTGAGCTATACCCGCAAAAATGGTAGGGATAGTGGGATTCGAACCCACACTGCGAGAATTTTAAGTCCTCTGTCTCTGCCTGTTGGACTATATCCCCATGGGGTGGAAGACGGGGATCGAACCCGCGACATTCGGTACCACAAACCAACGCTCTACCACTGAGCTACAACCACCATAATACCGATGATGGTTCAAACGATGTATGCATCCATCTCCCAACACGGCGTATCCTCCCACTCGGTAAAACATGGGCGCTAACTTCTGGCGGAAGGTGTGGGAGTCGAACCCACTCAACCATTTCTGGTTGACGCATTAGCAGTGCGTTGCATTACCGTCCTGCCCACCTTCCATCCAAACTTACTTGACGTTCACGATACCCTTGAAGTCGTAAGGGATAACAATCGTATTTACCTTACCTTCCTTGACTGCCTCAGCAATCGTAACGATAGCAGTTGCTTCCATATACTTGGTAGCACCAGCGTTGGCATTCAGAGCAGCAATTCGCTGTGCTTCCAACTTGGCAGTTCCAACTTCAACTTCCTTACGCTTGTTTTCATTCTGCGCCTGAACAAGAAGGTTAGCGGAACGAACAATATTGTCAGCAGGAGTAATCTGGCGAACCAGAACCTGCGAGACAGTAATAGCACCATCCAACTTCTCAGCAGCAAGAGCATTCACGATTTCCTGGCGGACCAGATTTTCGATTTCAGCACGATTGTCTGCCATCTTGAGCGATTCATACTTACGCGAAACCTTGTAAGCAGCGTTACGACCCAACTGACGAATGTAGTTATACATCAGCAGCGTATCACCTTCTTCGGTGTCAGCATGGAAACCACGGTTCTTATCGATATAAAGTTCGGCAACCGAACCTGGATTAATCGAATACACAACCGAAAGATCGAAATCCTTGATGGTCGAGTTGTCAGACGCCAGAGGAGTCATGTCAGTAATGTCAACCGAAACGTCCTTGGTTGGGAATGTCAGAACATCACCAAAGATAGTCTGGTTCACAGATCCAGGCAGGAGTTCAGTAGTTTCAATGGTCTTGTCGAACGAACGCCGAACACCAACTTCACCAGTTTCAATACGGGTACATGCCGAAGCAGTCGCCATGAGACCAACGAGAATACCAACCTTAGCAATACGATTCATAATAACTTTATTCCTTAGAAAATCAAAACAATTGATGTAATCACGACCATCGTAATCACAGTACACACTATACCATATCCAAGCAGTTTTGTCAAGCCTAATTTTTCCTGCTTAGACATTTTTCTTACAATATCGATGCCAAATACAAAAAAAGCAAAGATAAGGAGAAACGCTAAAATCATTCTAATCATTATATTCACCTTAAAAATGGTGGACACTCTGGGGTTCGAACCCAGGACCTACAGGTTAAAAGCCCGTTGCTCTACCTACTGAGCTAAGTGTCCGAAACTGGTAGACCCTGTTGGATTCGAACCAACGACCTGCGGATTAAGAGTCCGATGCTCTACCGACTGAGCTAAGGGTCCATAAAACTGTTCGGTTTTCAGGTTTGGTTAACTGCAGCACCTCCCTGTTAGAGATTACCGAAAACTCTACTTGAAAACTGGTAGACGAGGAGGGACTCGAACCCCCAACCAAACCGTTATGAGCGGTCGGCTCTAACCATTGAGCTACTCGTCTAAACCGATATAAAACATATCACCACCAAAGAGGGAAACAGTCCCGTCCGAATATACTCGCACGTCATCCAACTCTCGGTTCTCAAACTCATGAAAATCATGAACCAAGACTTCTGCCTCAGGATCAAGACCAGAGAGTATCTCTAGCAATTCACGAACTAACATCATACCGTTCCCTTCACATAACCGAACGGAAGACCCAACTTCCATTCAAGCGATTCATAACCATAAAACTCATGTTCCTCGAGGATACCTTCAGCATCCATCAGGATACGGAGAGCATTGACGCGATCCGTATTCGAAACGAGAAACATAATCTCGTTGAGACGGATTTCGAACTGACCAATCGCTTGGCGCTGTTCTTCCTTCTCTTGTTCGAGTTGCTCGTTCAGGCGACCGATGAGAAACTTAAAGTCCTCATCAAATTCCTGGATCGACTCGAACTTAGCATAACGAGGACGCGAACCATACACATCCTTGTAAAGATCCGAATAGATGTCACCGTCCTTAGAGTTGGTGGCAGAATTAATATCAGCAAGAGTAAGCATCACACACCTCATCAATCAATATTACCACTCTACCCTAGTTTCATGAAATTGTCAAGCCCTAAAATAAAAAAAGTGCCAAGTTTTTTTCCTTGGCACTTTGTGACATTCCCGATCGGGAATATTTGGGTCTTTTAACACACAAATAGACGCAAACTTACCGATCGGGAATATTTTAATAATGGCGGAGAGGGTGGGATTCGAACCCACGGTACCTTTCAGTACGTCAGTTTTCAAGACTGGTGCATTAAACCGTGCTCTGCCACCTCTCCTATTTAAAAATGGATGCCCCACCACGACTCGAACGTGGAACCTTCTGAATCAAAATCAGACGTGCTGCCAATTGCACCATGGGGCAGTGGTACAGGATGACGGGATTGAACCGCCGACCGCCTCGGTGTAAACGAGATGCTCTACCGCTGAGCTAATCCTGCAAATTAATGTCTTACCACGTGATCAGCAGCATGTGTTGCTGCGAATGACTCTGGTTTGATTTTCGCATCAATACCCGTAGTCCCCTTAACATACCCTAGTGCTTCTTTAACAGCAATGCTAGATTTATGCTTAGGATCGGGATTGATGTCAAGATGGATTTCTAGATGCCGATCGCCAATTACGTCAACAATTTCAGTTGCTGCTTCGATGGCAAATCCTGCTTCGGTGATCAGACGTTGCCGTAAGTTACCGAAGTCGCGCATCTCTACGTTTCTAGAGAATATTTTACCACCATGTTTTGAATCCATGTGAAGAATAATAACAGTGGAATACTTAGCATACCACTCACCACCACGCTTCTTGAACCTTATTGAGTCGGCACCGATATAAACAGATGACGATTCACTCGAATTTAGAATTGCTTCTCTTGCTTCATCATACATGTGTCACCTAATAGAAATGGCGAAGGTGCGAGGATTCGAACCCCGATCGCAAGGTTTTGGAGACCTGCATGTTACCGTTACAACACACCGACATTAAGTTTATTTATGCGTTAATCCATGCTTGGATATCTGCAAGTTCAATCTTCCAAGAATGGTACTTCTTTACCATCGAAAGAACACGAGGAACGACATAGCAGTTTCGCTTGTCACGATCCTTCACCTTATGTTCCACAGTTTTATATGGAACACCTGCGATAAATGCTCTTGCTAGAAACGTTGCCCTATTCTCGTTACGCACTTCGTGCTTACGATGACTTGTGATAGATTGAAGTTTATATTCAAGTTTCTGCACAGACTCTTGATGTTTGCGCATCCAACGAAGCTGCTGCTTCAACTTTGCTTCTTCAAACTTGATAACTTTTGCTTCTAGTCCGAGATGCTTTGACTTAATTTTTAATTCGATAGACATAATTTAATTCCTTTGATAATAGTTAAAATTGAATGAAACTATCATCTCGGGTGGATCACGAGATTTGGCAGTCTAACCGCCTACGTCTTGTTCATTCTTCATAACACTTCTCCTTAAAAATGGCGACTCTAGTGGGAATTGAACCCACATCAAACAGTTTAGAATTGCCTGCACTGACCATTGTGCTATAGAGTCAAAAATGGTCGGGAATGTAGGATTCGAACCTACGACCCCCTGCTCCCAAAGCAGGTGCGCTACCAGACTGCGCTAATCCCCGAAACTTTCAATTACTTTGGTTCTGCTGCAGGTGCTGCTGCTTCAGCATCTAGAGGTGCTTCTGCTGCTGCTTCTGTTGCATTTGCTGTAGCAAGTGCTTCATCTGCTGCTGGACCAGCGACTTCTGTTACTGCTGGTGCGTCTGCCGCAGGAGTACATGCTGCTGTAAGTGCTACAACTGCTGCTGCCATAAAAGTCTTGATGTTCATAATTACTTCCTTTGTTAAAAAATGGTACCCAAGATAGGATTCGAACCTACATCTTACTTCCAGTTACCTTTGGCTCCGTTCGTAGCGGAGAGGGATACTTGGGCATGGAGCGGCATGTGAGAATCGAACTCACCCCTTACGGCTTGGAAGGCCGACGCACCACCACTATGCTAATGCCGCATTAAAACTTATTTATACCTAAACGGAACAGTCCCCACTGCTCTGTATTACTGTTTGCTCAATGGGGTTTCACAGGGTCGACCCTGCCTCTATTCTATGCAAACAAACCGCAGTGTATTGGCGACCTTGAGGGATTACGATACCCCGACCTTTCGCGTGACAGGCGAACGCTCTTCCTCTGAGCTACAAGGCCTTAAACTGGTGGGTCAGTGAGGTATCGATCCTCCCCCGAAAACGGATCGGATTTACAGTCCGACTGCCAGAGCCACTGGCTTTACCGACCCAAAAATGGTGCCTCCAGACGGGATCGAACCGCCGACACTCGGTTCTTCAGACCGATGCTCTACCAACTGAGCTACAGAGGCATGGTGCGAGTAGAGGGACTCGAACCCCCACGGTTGCCCGCTGGTACCTAAAACCAGTGCGTCTACCAATTTCGCCATACTCGCATAAAGTAGCGACCACCTGCAGTGTGCCTTGATCGAATTACGTCCGGACGCTTCGATCTTCCCAGATAAAGAATACAGTTGCAACTATATCTTTACCCTTTCGCGGGTTCAGCAGAGGTGGTTCTATATTGGTGGAGAATAACGGGATCGAACCGTTCACCTTCTGCGTGCAAGGCAGACGCTCTACCAAATGAGCTAATTCCCCAATGAAAAAAACTTATTAGAAGAACACACAACTATCATCCCGACTCGAACGGACTTCAGGTTTAAGGTCACCGGACCTGCCACTCTATAGTTATGTGTTCATCTAATAAGTCTTAGGACAGGATGAGATTACTCCTGAATTGATGAGTGCCTTTGGACCGTACCGACTTCCTTGCGAGAAGTGTTAATCCGTTATCCACTAAAGTCCTTTCGGATTCTCTAGTATCACTCAGCGCTGCCTTTTTTGAGGTCTGGCGTGTGACCTATCATGCTACGCTATTCGTCCTTCGTTCTTCCGTCTGCCTTGCGAGCAGTTCGGTTCCGCTAAGAACCTACGTCTTCACTCCGAACAACCACTTCATCCTTGCGAGAATCCGTGGACCCAATTCACTTTCGTGTCAGGTATTAAGCACCTTTCACGTAGCACTGGAGCAGTCTTTCGCTTTTTGCTATGCAAAGTTGGAATTGAACCAACTACCTACATTTTAGAAGAATGTTGCTCTACCAAATGAGCTATTTGCGAACCTACCAAGAAGTGCTGCTCCAGTTGCTTCGTATCTTGTTAGATACAAAATACAACACTCCTCATGTCTTTCGTCTTGCGGACTAATCAACCATGCTTCAAGTCTCCCCTCATCGGTTCAACTTTTGCATTGCCATCTTGCCTTTTCACGCGAATGATCAGACTCAATGACTATCCGTTAGTATTCAGCACTCATAGGTTTGGTTCGATACAGCTAGACCACCACAGTCTATTAGAACTCACCGACCGGCTCTGTTCGTATCCTTTCGGACTTATATCGCCTACTTACTGCCTACTGCCATTCAACTGACAGGGGATGCTTTCGTCGCAGGTTTTACCCAAATACAACGAGTCATCCCTAACTCGGACTTGTATAGATAGACCATCACTGGCGCAGTTACGTAGGAGTCCCTGCTTTGGCCACATTACTGTGGTTATCTTAACGACGCTATACCGCCAATCACTATTTTTCAACTATACCCTAATCTAAGGGAAAAGTAAATACTTTTTTGAATTTTTTTTCAAAAAAGTTTATTTGGTTGCAGAGGTTGGATTTGAACCAACGATTTCCGGCTTATGAGACCAGCGAGGACGACCAGACTCCTCTACTCCGCGATAAACTTAAATTGGTTTCCTGTGGGATCCACCCCCACGTACCCCTGAATGCAGGGGATCTTGTCTAAATGCACGACTTAGGTATATGCGTGTCCCAGATCAAGGAAACCAATGGGTCATAATTGGTCGGCAGTTTCAGACTTACCGAGGTCTAGTGGGTTTACGGAGACCGCCATTACGCGTAAAGATATCCAACCACTTTAACTGGCTCCCTAAGATGGATTCGAACCACCGACCAATTGATTAACAGTCAACTGCGCTACCGCTGCGCCATTAGGGAAAATGGATGTCTCACGTCTCGACATCCACATCAAACATTCCCGACAGACTCCATACACCATACGGTATGCGAGTAGTTTGACTATAAACTTGCCGTTTTGTTTTCAACGTATAATCCGAGGGTATATACGCTGGTTCAGCAGACGGTACTGCTTATAATGGTGCCCCCACGACGACTCGAACGCCGGACCCCCTGCTTACAAGGCAGGTGCTCTACCAACTGAGCTATAAGGGCGAAACTTATTAAATCTGCTCTGCTCATGAGCGAATTTCGGAGTCGGGTGCTTCCCGTCCTAAACCATTGCTAGAGTTATTTCAGACTAGGTCTGATGGTCCATCCTAATCATAGTGCATGCGTCCATACACGCTACCCCCAGCAGAGCAGATTTAATAAGTTTCAGGCGAGTCGAGAGGCTGTTGTCCACTCATCTTCCTTTCGGACAGACTTCACGAGTTGCGATTCAACGCTAGGCAGCAATTCTCTCTAAGCACGATGGCGCCAGCGGCACTCTCGCCTAAACTTAGAAACTTCCAACAATGTCAAAGAGCAGAAACTTTATTTATACACTCTACTATACTTTTTAGAGAAAGTCAAGTGTTTTTTTAAAATTAATTTTCACTATGCATCTGAATCCCTTCGATGCGAGGAGAGATCGTTTTGGCAGAATACTGCACACCGTTGATCTCAAAGAAATGCCGACCACCGATCGCGCCAACCTTTTCCCAACGAAGGTTCAAAGTTTCGCGCTCACGAAAGGGAGAAATCCCATGAGTCCACTTGCGACCCGACCGAAGTTCGAAAGCACCGCCAGAAAGATTCGTAATCATTTCATTTCCTTTTCTCATCTTATATTCCACTCTACCTTAAAAATGAGAAAATGTCAAGCCCTTTTTTTTAATTTTTATACGGATCGTAGGTTCTACCCCATAACCAACCAGATGGTAACACAAAAGTTCTTGTATCAACCAGATGCGTTTTTCCCGAGGGTTCAACACACCACTTCCTGGTTCGCATTTTTTGCATGACACTCATCTTACGGCGAGTTTCGTAGGAATGTCTCCGATTATACATCGGATTGTTTTCTCCTCGTCGAGTTCCTCGCATCTTCCTGCTTATTTTAGCACGATGTTCTGGGGATAGTCCACCAGCATTAGGATTATTATCTCCCAATTTTGCTTCAGCGATTTTTCTGCGACCTTCATCCGTATGCCACTTAGTTCTTTTTCGCGAAACCTTGTCATGAACCTTAGTAATACGTTGTTGCTTTTCTGCAGTAGAACGTAGCAACTCAATATTGGTTGTTTGTAGGATCAATTCACGTGGTTTGGGAACCACGTTTGGGTCTTTAACAATCCACAATTCTGTCCTGTTTAGAAACAGAAAGTATTTCAAGCAACACCCCTGTCAATCAGCGTAAGTTCATGTTCACGATCAATATACTTAAATTCAACATGATGCGGATCGAATTCTCGAAGGGCAGCAAAGACATCATCAATGTTCAGAGTAGAACATGTGTAAACATCCAGTTGCATAAGAGCAGGTTCTACTTCATCCCATACATGCATTGCAATATGTGATGTTTCGATAATTGTAACTGCGGTCAATCCACGGTTACCGACCATGTCAGAGTAAACTGCATATGGTCCCATAAGAATCTTCATGCCAATAGTGTCGACTAAAGTTTTCATCCAATCCTGAATTGCTTCTGCGCATTTCGGTGGATTGTTCAGTTCTGCTCTCACAATAAGATGCTTATGCTCTAAGATTTGCCCCATTTCTGTTCCCTGACTTCTGGTGGAAAGAATTTATTTATAAGGTCGTTGAGGACTTTTTTGGCGACTTCTTCTTCTTAACCTCGGGTGCCTGCCATCCAACTAGAAAATCGGGAAGAACTTCAGCGAGTTTAGGATATACAGAAAGAAGTTCTTGATCCTTGATCAAGTCAAGCAATTCATATTCCTTAGCATGCACACCTTGACAAATCTGCATCCAGATTTCTTCTCTGCGCCACTGCCCAAGGTTCTTCGCACTTCCCTCTGGCAACAGAGTTAGGATACGACGAAACTCTTGCGTGATTGTGGTATCTGCCATGTTGGAAGGAATACCATCATCCTTATAGGGTGTCTTACCCTCAGGAAGATTGCATGGACCTTGCTCGTAACCTACACCCCAAGCAACAAAACGCATGAGAATAGAGTTGCCAAGAGAAATTGCTCTGACACGCTCGCGTAGTTCGTCAGTAGTTTCTGCCTCGTGCGCCCAATCAAGCGCCTCGTTGAGTTGCCTAAATTTTTTTGGCGGTAGTCTTTGTGCCATTTTCAATTTTCTTTCTTAGATTTGTGGTACTAAAATCGTGTCGGCGAGAGTTGTAGTAGATCTCCATTGGCAGATCACTACCCGTAAAGTTCTTGCCAAAATATTCCTGCCCGATGATACGAACATCCCAGTTATACGACCTTAAAATGTTAAGAAGATCTTCCTCGGTCGCGTATGGAATAATCTGATCAACATACTTACAACCCTCTACCTGAACCCACCGTTCAAAGATGGACTGAACAGGTTTGTTCTTCTCTGGTCGATCAATTGTCGGATCAGTTTGTAGTGCTACAACCAGACGGTCGCACTGCTCCTTTGCTTCTTGTAGCATAAGGACATGACCTGCATGGAACAGGTCAAAACAACTTGCAGTAATACCAACTCTCTCAGAACTCATCGACCAACTCAATCATTTGCTTCATACGGTTTGCAATAAAATAATTCAACAGACCAGAACGATCTCCACCCTTCTGTTTCTCATAACTATCTATAATGGCATCTTTGATGTCATCTGGGATACGAGACAGATCGACCAGTTCACGGTTGCGCTGGAAATTGCGCCACATCTCATCATTGGTGATGAAGTCTTCAGGTTTCTGCGTCTTCCACTCAGCAAGTTTATCCTTACGAATAGGACGTTGACGCTGACCATTCACGAAGGTATCATCATCAGATAAGATGTTGGGAACACCGTCACCCTTATCGCCCATGATAATATGTTCCATCAGAACTGCCTCGGGAGTTTCAGTCAGTTTGATAAACTTCTTCTGCACAGGTGCATACTGCTTGACGTTCGACCACTTCTGCAACTGTTCGAAGTCATGGTCACCAGACAGAACAAGGAAAGGTTCGGCACCAGGCAACAGACCATCGGTGTTCGAAGTCTGCGAATACTCAGCAAGAGTTGCAATAACATCGTCCGCTTCTGCACCATCAACGTCGATGACAGGATAAGGGAAGTGTTCCGAAAGTTCGTTGCGAATCTGGTGAAGTGCCTCGAAAATAGCAGACCAGTCGAACCCAGACTCCTGACGTGCCTTCTTACGATTCGCCTTATAGTTCGGGAAATACTGACGACGCCAGTAGTGACGGTTGTCACAAGCAATCACAATATCACCAAAGTCAGCACCAAACTTCTTCTTATACGAGCGAATGGCATTGATGATCATATGACGAATCAGTGGAAGATTAACTTCCACATCACGGCGACCACCTAGTTCTGCCATCATGCTACTAATAGCAGTCTGATTAAAATCTACAACAATCATTCTTCTACACCTTCATTACTAACTGTAAGACCTTCTCGCACATTGTCAAGCAGATTAATCTCAGGGCATTCCACCCCTGCTTGTCTCATATACAATCCAGTAATCATAACAGCGATAACGGCAGCATCGGAATGAAACTTCTCATTCTTCAGACCAACCTTCTTTTCTGCTGCCATCAGAATACCGCGAAGGCAAGCACCAGCAAATGCCTCCGCGTCTTGATATGCTGCATATTCAGTGGCACCTTCCAAGAAATAACTCAGAGATTCTTGATCGATATCTCTAGTAGTCGTCTTGGGTTTAAGGTATGTTACGTTATCGCTGTTATCGTTCATTAAAATACTTTCAAAATTAAGGTCGTTGCAGTAAGACGTGCACGAACTGGTGCAGGTTTACTCTTAATGGCAGAATACCATTTTGTCAAGTCTTTTTTCGCAGTAGCAGAAAATTCTTTTACCTGAACCTCAGGTTTACGGAGCAGACGAGAAGTTGACATTGTCTCGTCAAACCCAACCAGTGCTGCACCCTTGACAGTGATGCTACCACTTACTGGACTGTAGAACCTCGAAATCTTACGAGTCTTGGTGTCATAGGTCCAGACTTCTCCGCAATTCAGCAGATTGATAGGATCAACGCTCGTGATATCCAGTTCGGTATCATTCGCGAGAAACTTCAGATTGCGAACCAACTTGGTCTTATCCTTTGGTTTCTTCTTACGAACCTTAGCAACCTGCTTGCTGACATGAGACTTCTTGAGGTCATTGATGTAGGATTCGAGCAACTTGACGATATCCTTGACAATCTTCATACCAGACAGGTGCTCATAACTCTCGAGCAACTGCGACTGCATGTCAGTAAGTTGACCCTTCGGTAGTCGACGCACCTCGACAAGTTCGGAAAATTCAGCAAGCATCGGTTCGATCTTTGCAATGCAGTCGAGATAGTGCTTGTCTGTCATGCGGTATGGCATAAGAATCTGACCCATAGTCTTGGTATCTTCACCAATGATAAGATTCTCAATCTCGTCGTCAACATCCGAAACGATAAAGTTCGGTGCGAGCGGCAAGACTTTAGTAATCTTTACTACGGGTTCAGCAGCAGCATCTTCTTCTTCGAGTTTGATGCGCTTGTTGGCAGTTTCCTCAACCTTTTCCCAGATACGCGACTTATGTTCGTCGGAAACTGGGAAACCACGCATGGCAATACGAGCAGTATTGGCATAGGTGCGAGGGATGAGTTTGTCAGGAATCTTGCTGAGAGTCTTCAGTTTATCCTTATCGGTCTTGAACCAATCGGCGAGAAATGCACGGCAGTCCTTTGCCTCAACGATATAACTATACCAGTTGAGTGCATTACCAAATTCTGCCTGATAGTTAGTTGGTTCGTAACCATCTACCCAGACAGGTTCTGTGCCAAGATACTTGGATTCAGAAATCGGAACTTTAAACTTGTGCATATTATCACCTTTCTTCATAATATATTCACTCTACTATATTTTTACAGAAAAGTCAAGCCCCAAAACGAACTGATGTAATTTTATCATATCGAAATGACCGCCACTCGCTGACATCGAGATCCCAGACTGCAAGAGTTTCGCCACTGGGAACCTTGGTCGGCGTTCCCTTTTCACTATATGGGGGAACAACACTTTCTTGGAGAGTGCAACGCATCACACGATGCTGCCCGTTTGCCTTTGTAAATTCGACAATCGCTTCACCCTTCTTCAGTGTTGCCTTCAAATTATCACGCCATTCTTGATTCGCTGTATCCATCACATTTTCCTTACATTGTTTTTGTCTATCATAATTTTATCATCGCGCCACGATCTTCTAGGAGGATCTGGTGCTGGTATGTCGTGTGTCGATATACCTTTATCTTCGTGCTTAGCAAACGAAAAGAAGTCAGGTGCCTCGACCACTGGTTTCTTTTTCGGTTTGCGTTTCTTGACAACCTTTTTCGGTGCCTCTGTTGGTGGTGTTGGTTCAACCTCATCAACAACGACATAGTCTACTATACTATTTTCTTCTTTGTTTGTCAAGCTTAAAAATGTCATATTCGCAGCAATAATTAATAAAATTGCTAGAGGGTCGAACACGAAGATGAGAACAATGATCATCATGCGCACTGCTTTATCGATAGTAGCATTATCACCACTACCGTAGAACAGTTCCGCGACGTATTTGATTGGACCTACTTCTGCTTCGAGTTTGAGATTTTCAGTTTTGAGCGGTATGAGATCAGTCTCAATAGTCTCAATGTCTGCAGTCGCACTCTTAATTTCCGCATCCAAGGACGCACGTTCCCTTTTCTGTCGGGTTCTAATAAAATTAGCATCCAGCACATCTTCTGCAGTAGTGAGTCTGTCCAGAGTATCCAAAGATGTTTGCGCATTCTTTAGTCTCCTTTCTGCTGATTCTTTTTTGCTCTCGAGTTGCTCGATTTTTAGTTGTGCCGATCCACCGACAGTGGTATGTTCAATATGTGCTTTACTGAGATAACCGAATACGCCCATACTCGTGATAAACGAGAGAGTGCAAACTGCTATCGTGAAGTATGTTTTCAACAGTTTGTTGGCAGTTTTCCAGTTGCGATACACCCAACTCGCAGTAACGAGTTTAGCGACTTCAAGCACCCCACCCATAGCAGCGACTGCGATAGGTGATGCAGGGAAAATTGCCATCAAACCCAATATCGAAAAGTAACCAGCGACACCAGTAATTGCTAGTGCCACTAGCATTAAGAGTGCTGCGAAAAACATCCAGGTCTCCAATCAGGTAATTTTAGATCTTTCAAATGGTCTAAGCGTAATCTTACATTCCACATCTGGTTTATGCAACGTTCATCAAGTCGATGCTCCCATTGTAATATATGTTCGACTGCTTTGGCATGCGATTTGCTGTCGTATTCAGCGACAACTTCCTTGCGCATCTCGCCTTCATAGTTAGTCACATAAGAGGAACTCCCGAAATACTTTTCGAAAAGTTTCTCTGTCTTACATGAATACCCAATATAAAATTTGCCGTCGTCAAAGTAAGTGCAGTATACACGATGCACTTTCTTCGGCGACGGCTTACGTTTTTTCTTAACTGTCATAATCTACTCCGAAGTAGACTATTTATTCCTCATCATAGTAGTCGTCAAAATCTAGATCTTCTTCTTCCTCAATCACGGTCGACCCGCAGAACGGACAGTGTTTTACCTTGTAATAGTCAGTGTCTAGATCGTGATCAACTGTAAACACAGCATCACATGAATAGCATTCCATCTCTTCCATTAGACGTCTTCAGTAACAACATTATAGGTGATATTGTGTTGATTGCAGTATGCAATAACATCACTCATTACTGACTGTGTCAGATTAGCAAACTCAGTATACGCAGTTTCATCAGGGAATGTGACAATTGACGTTAGAGTGGTATCTGTCTTGGATACCGAAGAAGTTATACTAGGATTAGAAATGATAAACTGTAGTCTATCGTTCCATGCTTGGTTATTTGCTGCGGCAGATGTCTCAAAATACCATTGCGTATTTGAATCCGCCCTTGTTGAAGTATATGTTACTCTTTTGCCCATCTTAGTTTCCTATTCTGTGAATGGATATTGCATAACGATCAGAAGTTATATTCTCTGCATTATGTTTGACGTCAACTATAAGTTTATGCCAGCGTTTCTGTTCAATAATATGCTGTTCAATTACTTGATTATTTTCGTCATACCATTTAGTAATGACGTTATCACCACCCAATTCTATTATATAGTTTATTGCAGTTTTTCGTCCAAAATCAGTATGTATACCGAGATTCTTTCCGATATACTGATAAAAAATATGTCCAGTTATATCAAAATCAAAATATGGTTGCAACAAATTAATTATTCTAGTGTCAGTCAACTGCCGTAGGTAATATAAATTCATCTCTTCCAAAACAGGAGGAGAATATGGAGGAAGTTGTTTGATTTCTTCTAGACTTGGCAACCACTCATCAGGAATGGAAGGCAAGTCTAGATACTCAAGCAGCGACACCCCAGACGTCATCCCATTTACCTGAGAGAGCACCCTTCGCATAGTCAGTGGCACGATTTTCGAAGAAGTTGGTATGCGTAGGAGCATTGATCATTTCTTCGACCCACGGCAGAGGATTCTTCTTTACCTTGAAGATACCCTTGAGTCCAAGACTGATAAGTCTACGATCGCAAATATAACGAATATACTTCTTTACATCTTCTTCAGTAAGATCTTCCATTCCGCCCATAGAGAACGAAAGTTCGATAAACTTGTCTTCGAGTTCAACCATGCGCTCAGCAATCGTATAGATCTGAGACTTCAGATCGTCATTCCACAATTCACGATTTTCTTCAACATACGCACGGAACAACTTGATCATCGACTCGGCATGTTGCGTTTCATCAACAATCGACCAAGTAACGATCTGCCCCATACCCTTCATTTTTCCGTGACGAGGGAAGTTGAGGAGCATGATGAAGGACGAGAACAGTTGCATACCCTCAGTGAACGCACTAAATGCAGCGATATTGGTTGCGACCGATTCAGGTGTTCCATTTGCATTCGACAGATCTGTAAAGTAGTCGTGTTTTGCTCGCATTGAGTCGTATTCGAGGAATTCCTGATACGTTGCTTCTGGCATACCCAGAGTTTCAATGAGGTGAGAATACGCTGCAACATGGAGTGCCTCCCGTGCCGCAAAACCCATCAACATCATACGAATTTCAGGTTGAGGGAAATACGGTAGATAGTTCTTTACATATCCACCAGCAACATCGATGTCGCCCTGTGTAAAGAAGCGGAAAATGTTAGTAAGGAAATGCTTTTCACCATCGGTGAGTCGCTTCTTCCAATCGTTGACGTCTTCGAGCATTGGCACTTCGGTGTGTAACCAGTGCGACTGCTCATGCTTTAACCACGCATCATACGCCCATGGATAATTGAACGGTTTGAAATACGCTCTTTCTGTCATCAAACTCATACTGTTGCTGCCCACTTCACTAAATCATCATAACCACCAACATGTTCACCGTTGACCCAAATTTGCGGGACGGTCTTAACGTCAGGTAACTGTGCTGTAATGTCTTCCCAAAGACAATCTTGACCAACTACCATCTCGGTATATTGGATATCCATACCCTGCATAAACTCTTTTGCTAGAGTGCAGTAGGGGCAATCAGGTTTTGATACTATTTGTGCAAAATACATTTTTGTCTCCTTATTATCCCTCACATGCCACACAGGTGTCACCGTCGATCATTGCCTTAAAGTCGATTTCCTTAATCGCTTCTCGCTCGATACGCTTAGAAACCTTGTCTGCCTTGCCGATCTTCTCAGAACGACAGTAGTATAGAGTCTTCAGACCTTGCTTCCATGCAAGATAATGGACTGCGTGTAGATATTTAATATTTGCGTCGGGACGGAAGAATAGATTGAGGGACTGCGCCTGATCAATAAACTTCTGTCTGTCTGCTGCGTGCTCAATAACCCAACGTTGATCAATTTCCATGGAGGTCTTGAATACTTCCTTGGTAATTTGATCCATCCAAGTTAGATGCTGGACCGAACCATCATTGGCGATAATCGAAGACCAAGTCTCGTCATACCAACCTTCTTTGTGATTCGCTGCTTCTATTTTGACGATAAAGTCAAGGTATTTATTCTTATTAAGAAATGAACCCGACAATGTATCTTGGCGATACGCATTTGCTCGCCACGGTTCAATCGAAGGACTGGTATTGCCCATAATGATTGACGAAGATGCGTTTGGCGCGATTGCCTGCATATGAGAGAAACGTCGACCTGTTCCAGCAGCATCAGGTGCTTCGCCACGTTCTGCGCCAAGTTCTAGATTAGCAGCATCTAGACGAGTCTTGATATGCTTGAAGATACGCATATTAGTTCCCTTGGCAACTGCCGACTCCCAAGCAATATTCTTGCGTTGCAGATAGGCATGGAAACCTAGCGCGCCAATACCTATAGAACGTTCGCGCTTTGCCGAGTAGATCGCACGAGCAACCTGCTTTGGTGCATTGTCAATAAAATATTGCAACACATTGTCGAGCATTTCTGCCATGTCCTTGAGGAACAATGGATCCTTCGACCATGCATCATAATATTCTAGATTAACTGATGACAAGCAACAAACAGCAGTACGCTTCTTGTCAGTTGGGAGAATAATTTCCGAGCAGAGATTCGACTGATGAATCTTCAGACCGAGATCCTTCTGGAACTGTGGCATTGCGCGATTAGATGCATCGATGAAGTGAATATACGGTTCACCTGTCATCATGCGCAATTCAAGAATCTTCTGCCATAGTTCCTTAGCGGAAACTGTGTCACGGATTTCACCCGACTTAGGATCGGTGAGATTCCAACTGTCGTCGGCATCCTTGTCAGTCATGCAACGTTCAATGATTTCCATGAAATCATCGGTGATGTTCACACCATGGTGCAGATTGAGTGCACGCATGTTGGGATCACCCGTTGGTTTGCGCATTTCTAGAAATAACCCAACATCAGGATGACTGATATCAAGATAAGCAGCATAACTACCTCGTCTGGTTCTTCCTTGACGGTATGCCATAGAAGAAGCATCGTAAGTGCGAAGGTGAGGCATGACGCCAGTAGACTTGTCATCGGCAGCCCGAATACCAAACCCAATGCCAACGCCACCACCAAGCATAGATAACCAATTTGTTTCAGATAGATTGTCAACTAGTCCCTCCGCAGTGTCATCAATAAAATTTAGGAAGCATGAAATAGGCATACCACGCTTGGATCGACCGAACGAGAGGATGGGAGTTGCGTACGACAACCAGTGCTTTGACGAGTATTCATACAAACGTTGCGCATGTTCAGGGTTTGACCCAAAGGTGCTTGAAACATAAGCGAAACGATGCTGAGGAGAAGTTTCTTCCTCGCGCATGTATGATTCTTCTAGTCTCTGGATACCAAGTTTGTCAAACAGGGAGTCGCGTGATAAATCGATTTCAATACCCAGATAGTTTTCTTTTGCCATTTATAGTCCCTGTTCCTTCAATACTCGGTCAATGTCTGGTTT